GCGATACCAGTTCCCCTACATGGAGCGCGGCAGCAAACGGCCGGATCCGCCGAAGCTTGCGCATGCCGCGGTCCGCGCCGCCGTGGCCGAAGCCGCCCGGCGGTTGCCGAAGCTGCCGCTCATCGCCGGCGGCAAAATGCACTCAAGCAACGCCGTCATAGCCTGCCAATCCTGCAACTCGAGCAGAGGCGGCGCACTCTCGAACGGCGGCCAGGGCGCCACACCCACGCCAACGACACGCACACCGACAGTCGCATGACCCCCCGCCCCCGCTTTTTGAGATGGCCCCACCGGTATGCCCCGTGCGCTCGCCGCGAGAGAAAGTGCTGGTTGTGACGAGTCGCGCGAAGCCGTTCACGTTGGATCACTTCCGCCGGTGGGCGCACGGGCTGGTGCTTGATACGGGTGATCGGTGGGTCGTGGAGGACTTCTTCTGCCTGTTCGTCGAGGACGTTTTCGCCGGTTTCAGCGAGGGCTGGCTGATTGTGCCGGAGGGGAACTCGAAGACGACGGGGCTGGCTGGGTTGGCGTTGTATCACTCGGAGTTCACGGCTTCGGCGTGGGTGCCGTGGGCGGCGTCGTCGCGGGATCAGGCTGAGATCGGGTATCGGCAGGGCGAGGGGTTTGTGCTTAGGACGCCGCGTTTGCGGTCGATTTTCAAGTGTCAGGAGGGGTATCGGCGGATCAAGTGTTTGGCGAATGGTTCGCGGATCCAGGTGTTTGCGGCTGATGCGTCGACGGGTGATGGTGTGATTCCGTCGTTGGCGATCATCGACGAGCTCCACCGTCACAAGAATCTTGGGCTGTATCGGACGTGGGCGGGGAAGCTGGATAAGCGTGGCGGCCAGTTGTTGACGATTTCGACGGCGGGTGAGCCTGGCGCGGAGTTTGAGGGTGCGCGCGAGTTGATCCGGCAGTCGGGTGACGGGGTCAGGGATGGTTGTCATACGCGGGTGGTGTCGGGTGACCGGCTGGTTTTGCATGAGTGGGCGGTGCCGGAGGGCGGCGACGTCGATGATCTCGAGTTGGTGAAGGCCGCGAACCCGTTTTCGCGGATCACGGTGGAGTCGTTGCGGGCGAAGCGGGACTCGCCGACGTTCAACATGACGCATTGGCGCAGGTTGACGTGCAATCTGCCGACCAGGGGCGATCATGCGGCGATCGAGGAGGCGGAGTGGTTCGCTGCGGTGTCGTCGGAGACGATCCCGCCGGGTGTCCCGGTTTGGGCGGGTCTCGATGTGGCGTGGAAGTGGGATACGACGGCGCTGGTGCCGTTGTGGTGCGAGTCGCTCGAGCGGCGGCTGCTTGGGCCGGCCAGGGTGCTGGTGCCGCCGCGCACGGGGGCGTCGTTGGATCCGAACGCTGTCGAGCGGGCGCTGATCGAGCTCCACCAGGTGAATCCGTTGCATACGGTGGTGATGGACACGTCGAAGGCGGAGCAGCTCGCGGAATGGATCTCGACCGAGCTCGGCGCGCGGGTGGTGGAGCGCGGCCAGTCGAACAAGTTCGCGGCGTCGGACTACGAGAAGTTCATGGAGGCGCTCAGGTCGGGGTGGCTGCGTCACGCGGGCGACCCGGAGTTGACGCGGCACGCGTTGAACGCGGTGGCGCGGATCCTGCCGTACGGTGACGCCCGGTTTGATCGGCCGTCGTCGTCACGGCAGGGCGGCGACCAGGATCTCCGGGTGATTGACGCGTTGACGGCGGCGGCGATGGTGAACGCTGCGGTGGCCGACAATCCTGGGTCGACGTACGAGAAGCGCGAGATGCTCGTGCTCGGCGGCTGACCTTGCGGGGACGATAGGCGACGGTAGATGCCTTCATGGCTGGAATCGCTGCTCACCACTGCCGTGTTCCTCGCCGGGCTCGCCGCTGTCGCGGTGGGTGCCGGCCTGGTCTATCTCCCGGCCGGGGTCATGCTTGCGGGCGTTCTCGCGTCGGTGTGCGCGTATTTCGTGGCGCGCCCGGTTAGGCGGGGTCCGTGAGTCTGTTGACGCGGCTGGTGGAGGGGCTCGAGCAGCGTTCCACGTTCTCGGAGCCGCCGGACTGGTTGTGGGATAGCTGGGCGGGTCAGCCGACGTGGTCGGCGAAGCCGGTGTCGCCGCAGATCAGTGTTGGGATCACCGGTGTGTATGCGGCGGTGAGTTTGTTGTCGACGCAGGTCGGTGGTCTGCCGATGGTGGTGTACCGCGGCGACACGCAGGCGCGTGAGCGGGCGACGGATGCGTGGCAGTGGGAGCTGCTGAAGCGGAAGCCGAACCCGGAGATGCCTGCGGACTTGTTCTACGAGACGTTGATGGGGCACCTGAATCTGTGGGGGAACTTCTATTTGGAGAAGCAGTTCGTCGCGGATCCGCGTGTGCCGTCGGGTCGGCGCATTCACGCGTTGTGGCCGATTTCGCCGTCGCGGGTGACGGTGTGCCGTGATAAGGCGTCGGGGGCGAAGGTGTTCGAGATCGCGGACGTGAATGGCCGGTTCGATGCGTCGACGATCGTGCATGGGCAGGCGTTCGGGTATGACGGTTTGAAGGGGTTGTCGCCGATCCAGGTTCACCGGCAGACGTTGGGCGCGATCCTCGGCCGCGACGAGTATCTGGCCCGGTTTTACGCGAATGGTGCGTCACCGGGCGGAGTGCTGCAGGTCGCGGGGACGTTGTCGGATGAGGCGGCGCAGAAGCTGAAAGCGTCGTGGGAGGCTGCGCACCGGGGCTCGCAGAACGCGGGCCGTGTGGCGGTGCTCGAGGACGGTGTGACGTGGCAGACGACGGGGATGTCGCTCCAGGATCAGCAGTACATCGCGCAGAAGGTGCATGACGTCAACGAGTGCGCCCGGATCTTCCAGATCCCGCCGGAGATGCTGGGTGGTGAGCGGAACAAGAGCATCACGTACGCGAACGTGGAGTCGATGTCGATCCACTTCAAGGTGTACTCGCTGAACCATTGGCTGGTCAGGATCGAGAACACGTTGCGGGCCGACGACGACCTGTTCCCGGCGGGCTCGGATCTGTGGCCGGAGTTTCTGTCGGAGGGTTTGTTGCGCGGCGATTCGAATTCGCGTGTGGCGTACTACCAGGGGATGCAGGCGGTGAAGGCGATGACGACGAACGAGATCCGTGAGAAGGAGAATCTGCCGCCTGTCCCGTGGGGCGATGACGAGCCGATGCCGGCGGGCGCACCAGCAGCACCAGCCGACACGGCAGCTCCCGCGGACGGGCCTGCGCCGGGAGACGATCCGTCAGCGCGCGCGAACGGCCACGTCGACGCCGCAGACGGGCTGTCCCGCGTCTAGCTAAGACGATAGGCGGCATGTGAGTGCCGTCGAAGCTGTGAAGCCGCTCGTCCCGGAAGGGGCTGTCGAGCGTCGCGAGGCTGCGTTCGACGCGGTCGAGGTGCGCGACGAGGGCGGGAAGATGCAGTTCGTCGGTCACGCCGCCGTGTTCGACCGGTGGTCGGAGGACTTGGGAGGTTTCCGTGAACGGATCCAGCGGGGCGCGTTCCGGAAAGTGCTCGAGCAGGACCCCGACGTCCGGTTCCTGTTCAACCACAACCCCGACCTGATCCTCGCGAGGTCGACGGTGAAGAACGGGCCGGGCGCGCTCGAGTTGCGCGAGGACCCGAAGGGTTTGCGCTGCTACGCCGAGCTCGCACCGACCTCGGTCGCGACGGATCTGCGGACGCTCGTAAAGACCGGCGTCGTGTCGCAGATGAGCTTCGGGTTCACGATGCGTGGCGGCACCGAGACGTGGACGGAGAACGAGGACGGGACGGTCGAGCGGACGATCGTGTCGTTCGGAGGCTTGTACGACGTGTCGCCGGTGACGTTCCCGGCGTACGCGCAGACGGACGTGTCGATGCGCTCGAGTGTGTGCGGCATCGAGTTCGTCGTAGCAGGCGAGGTGCAGGAGGGTGTTCTGCGCGACCTCGCTTGGAAGATTCACCGGGGCGATCTTCATGCTTCGGCGGAGGAGCGCGCGTCGATCGACGCCGCGTTTGCACGAACGGGCACCGTCTCACCGTGGATCGCGGAGCGAGCGTTCCGGGCTGCTTCCCAAGAGCCGGAGCTGCAGGCCGCTGTCCCTGGGAAGCGTGTGACGGTCACCTTGGAGGACGACGTCTCGGGCGTGCCGTTCCGGCTCGCAGCTAGGCAGCGTCGCCTTCGTGCGCTTGGTCAACCCAACGCACAGGAGACCTAAAATGGACGTCACAGATGTGAACGCGCTGCTCGAAGAGCGCGCGAAGCTGTACCAGGAGATGCGCGACCTCACCGTGAAAGCGGAGTCGGAGGAGCGCGACCTGACCGCCGAGGAGGCGCAGGAGTTCGACCGCAAGGAGAAGGCCGCCGACGAGTTCGAGACGCGGGCACGCCGGATGGAGAAGCTGATCGGCGTCAAGCCGGTGCCGGAGGCGCGGAAGATCGGCGCCGAGACCCCGGAGCCGCCCGGCGGCGACGGTGATGGCGGCGGCGGCGAGCCGGAGACGTACGCGGAGTACCGCGAGCAGCGGGCACGCGCGGCCGGTCTCAGGCCGCAGGACGAGCCGGAGTACCGGAAGACGTTCTTCAAGTGGCTCTCCTCGTCGGACGATCACGCCCTCTCAGGGGACGAGCATCGTGTCCTGTCGAAGGCGTCAGCGGGTGCGGGCCTCAACCTCGTCCCGACGCTGTTCGAGAAGGAGCTCGTCAACATCCTCCGGTTCTTCGGAGTGATGCGCGACATCTCGAAGGTCATCTCGACCGACACCGGCGCAGCGTTGCAGGTGCCGGCGATTACGTCGCACGGTGCGGCAGCGTGGACGGCGGAGAATGCGGCGTTCACGGTCGGGGACGAGGTGTTCGGGCAGGCCACGCTGAACGCGTGGAAGGCCGCGACGATCATGCTCGTCTCGGAGGAGCTGCTGCAGGACTCCGGGTTCGATCTCGAGGGGTACATCAAGACCGAGTTCGGGTCCCGGATCGGGATCATCGAGAACACGGCGTACATGGTCGGTGACGGTTCGTCGAAGCCGCTCGGTGTGACCGTGTCGGCGTCGGCGGGTGTGACGACGGCTGGCGCGACCGCGATCACGTACGCGGACCTGCTGGGCCTCTTCCACTCGCTGTCCGTGCCGTACCGGCGGAACGCGGTGTTCGTGTTCGGAGATGCGGCAGTGAAGGGGATCCGTGGCATCACGGGGTCGGTGGGGCAGCCGCTCTGGCAGCCCGCCCTGACCGCCGGCGCCCCGGACACGCTGCTCGGGAAGGCCGTCTACGTCGACCCCGACATGGCGTCGGCGTCGGCGCTCACGACTGCCACCATCTCGGGTCTGTTCGGCGACTTCTCGTACTTCTGGATCCGTGACGCCAACGGCATCGCGTTCCAGCGGTTGAACGAGTTGTACGCCGCGAACGGGCAGGTCGGCTTCCGCGCCTACCACAGGACGGACGGGAAGCTGATGAACACGGCAGCTGTCAAAAAGCTGACCCAGGCGTAAGCCGGAGAGGAGACTGACGATATGGCAGAAGCGAAGACAGCAACGGTTCCGGCTCACGCTGAGGCGAAGCAGCCTGCGGAGTCGAGCCTGAAGGAGGCCGACAAGACGTCCGGTCCGGACATCTTCGACGCCGAGCACGAGGATCCGCCGCTGAGGAGCGGCAGCCCGCAGACGCCGCTGGTGGGGGCTCTCGCCGTCGGTGCGGGCCAGCACATGCCGATGACGGACCCGCATTTCGGTGCGGACGGCCGCTGGTACGCCGACGTGCAGGACGCGCGTGCGGCGAGCCACGGCTTCCTCAGCGAGGACGAGCTCGACGAGCGGTACGGCAAGGCGAGGAAGTCCTAGCCCGTACCGAAGACGGGGGCGGCGTGTCACTGCGTCGCTCCCGTCCGTCGCTCTTAGACGATAGGCGGCGTGTGAAGGTCAGACTCCTTGAGGGACGCTACGTCGATGGTGACGCGTTCGCGCAGCAGGCCGGCGAAGTCGTCGATGTCGACGCTGCCGAAGGTGCCCGTCTGATTGAGGCGGGGAGCGCGGAACCGGTCGCGCAGAAGCAGGCCGAGAAGCGTGAGACGCGGGCGGCTGTTGCGCCGGGCGGCTAGATGCCTGACGCGCACAAAAACTTCTCGTACTCGACTGTCGCGGCCGCGCCTTCACCGGCGTCGTCGGGTGTGTCGCTCACGGTGCAGGCGGGTGGTGGTGCGCTGTTTCCGGCTGTCCCGTTCAACGCGACGGTGTGGCCTAGGGGTGTGGCGCCTTTAGCGTCGAACGCTGAGGTTGTCCGGGTGACGGCGGGTCCGCCTGGGGGTGACGTGTTTACGATCGTGCGGGCGCAGGAGGGTTCGAGCGCGCGTGCGATCGGTGTCGGGGATCAGATCGCGGCGACGATCACCGCGAAGACGCTGACCGACGTCGAAGACGGTCTTGCAGCTCTCGTGGTGAATGTTCTCGACCGGGGTGTGAAGGGCGACGTCGTGACGATCACTGACGCGGCAATCGCTTCTGGCGCCGCTGCATTGTCGTCGCCGGGTACACCGTTCACGCAGGCGCATGTCGGGATGCGGGTGCAGGTCGTCGGTGCGGGCGCCGCGTACAACAATCGTGGTGCCTGGGATCCCGCCGCCACGTATGCCGCCTACGACCTCGTCACCTACAACGGCGTCACCTATGTTGCTGCCGGAGCTATCTCCGCCAAAGCGGTTTTCGCCGTGGAGGGCTGGTCGCTCAACCCGGCGAACTCGATGACGCTGATCGCGGCGATCTCGTCGGTGTCGGGTGGGGTAGCGACCTTGGACACAAACGCTTCCACGACCGTCACGGGCGCGACATGCGTGTACGGGACCGACGACACCGCCGCCATGCTCGCGCTCGGCGCGGGCGACTTCTTCTTCCCCGGCGTCCGCACCTATTTCTTGGCGGACTGGTACATCCAATCGCACACCAACGTGTATTTCGGCCCCGGCGCGGTCTTCAAGATGCCGTACTACAAGACGACGAACGTGGCGCCGTTCCGGCTGATGACTGCGTCACCGTCGACGTCGTACCTGGAGGACATCCACTTCCACGGTTTGCTCACGATCGACATGACGGAGTTGACGATCCCAGCGACGAACACTGTGCCGCGCGGCGTGATGGCGCTGAACTGCCAGGACTGGTCGATCGAGTCGCTCAAAGGTGTCGGGCTGCCGGGCGCCACAGGAAACGTGCTCCAGGTCGGGGCGAATAGCCTCGGCGCACAGGCCCGCCGGTTCACGGTCGGCCCGATCTTCAACTCGAACGTGCGCGGTATCGGATCGTCGTGCGTGCAGCACACCGCCGGCAGCCAATGCGTGTATGAGCGTGTCTCCTGCGACGGCGGGGTTGCTTTGCGGATCGAGATGGACGCCCAGCCGGGAACGAGCGAGGACGTCCACTGCTTGGAGGCGTACGCGAACGGCGACTCAGGCTTTCCCTGCGCAGCGTTCTACACCGTCGCGCACGACAACACCATCCGGAACATCCTCGTCGACTCGGTGCAAGCCGAGGGCGGCGCCGACGGGTGGGTTCCGAACTACAACATCGGGACCGGATCGGTGTCCGGCGTCACGATCAACCGGATGCGAGTCACCGGCGGCGGCTCAGGGACACGCATCGGCGGAAACGACTTCGCGTTCCCCGGCTGCATCATCCGTGACGCTTACGTGTCGGGTGCGTCCCTTACGTCGCTTCACAGTGTCGTCGGATCGAACCCAGGGGTCGGTTATCAGGTGGCGGCAGGCATGACCCTGGTCAACCCGCGGGCGGTGCTCTGCGCGGGCCGCGGCTTCTACGACATCTTCATGACCGCCGGCGTCGCAGTCGGATCACTGATAACCCTTATCAATCCGGAGGCCACCTCGAATGTGGGGCCTGGCTCCGAGTTCCGGTTCCCCGAACGCGTCCTCATCGTTGGCGGCAACCTCGGCGACGTCCCCGCGTACGCGACACCGTCGAACGCGCAGAAGCTCCCCTCGAACGCGTACACAGGCACGCTGGCTGGCTGGTCGGCTGCTGCTGGCGCATCAGGTGTATCCGGGGCCGCCGCAGTCCTCACGGTCACAGCGAACGGTACTTCGACCGGCGCAGTCGGACGAACCGCCACAGGGGTTTCCGGGGTCGCGGTCACTCCGGGCCACTTCTACCAGATGGTCGCAGATGCGGCTCTGGGTACCGCGCCTTCCGGCGCGAACGCCGTGGCATCGCTGTGGTTCTACAAGTCCGACGGGTCGGCTGCCACGAACGGCATCCAGAACGGGTCGACGCCAGCACCCGTTACGACCGGGACGACCCATGTCGCGTTCGCGTTTACCGCCCCGTCCGACGCCGCGTTCGTTACGGCCATCGTCAAGTTCTTCTCCAACACCGTCGGACAGACTTTGACGAACGGGTGGACGATGACGTTCACGAATCTCGCGTTGCAGGAGCTCGTCGGGATCCCCACCCAGACCTACGGCGTCTTCGCCGGTACAGGGGTGACGGTGGAACTGTTCGGCGTCAACACGCTCTACAACGGCGTGGCCGGCACCGGCGGAACGGGCACCATCACCGACCACTCGATAGCTACCGCGACGCAGGCCGCACTTACCGCGGAGGCCGTGACACGGGCGGCGGCGGACGCGACCCTCCAGCCGCTCGACTCCGACCTGACGGCGATCGCGGCTCTCACAACGACGTCGTTCGGGCGCGCTCTTTTAGCGCTCGCCGATGCTGCTGCGATGCGTACGGCGGCCGGTCTCGGTACCGCAGCGACGAGCGCAGCAACGGCCTTCGACACGGCAGGCGCGGCCGCCGCGGCCCAGGCTGCATCGCAACCGCTCGACTCCGATCTCACCGCGATCGCCGCTCTCTCTACGACGTCGTTCGGCCAGTCGCTGCTCGCACTCGCGAACGCCGCCGCGTTGCGTACGGCGGCCGGACTTGGGACGGCGGCGGTCAACAACACCGGCGACTTCGACGCTGCGGGCGCGGCTGCTGCTGCGCAGGCGGCATCCCAGCCTGTCGACTCGGATCTGACGGCGATCGCGGCGCTCTCCACCACGTCGTTCGGTCGTTCACTACTGGCGCTCGCGGACGCGCCCGCGATGCGGACTGCGGCCGGGACTGTGATCGGCACCGATGTCGCAGCGCAGACGCACGCGACCCAGCACAAATCTGGTGGTTCGGACGCGATCAAGCTCGACGAGCTCGCCGCACCGACCGACGTCACAACGCTGAACGCAACCACGGCCCTTCACGGGCTGCTGAAGAAGCTCGACAACAACGCAGTCCACTACATGGACGGGACGGGTGCGTGGTCACGGCCGAAGTCGAGATACGACGTCGGACTTGTAGCCGAAGGACTCATCACGGAGACGTACCCGCGCGAACTGATTAACGGCTCCACGATCATGATCGACGGGACGGCGTACTTTATGAAGGTCACGCTGCTGGCCGGGGAAGTGGTCGCCAACCTCGCGGTCGTCGTCGCCACGCTAGGCGCGACGGTGACGCTGTCGAAGGTCGGCCTTTACAGCAAAGCCGGATCGCGACTCGCTGTCTCGGCTGACCAGGGGACAGCGTGGCAGACCACCGGGATCAAGAATCCCGCCATGATCTCCCCGTACACCGTGCCGACAGACGACGGCTACTACGTCGCCGTTATCTCGAAGGCGTCAACACTTCCGTTTGTCGCGTCGGCGACGAAGTTGGCCGCTGCGAGTGGAGCGATCGGATCTGGTATGGGGGCTTATGGCGTCCAGACCGGCCAGACCGACCTTCCCACGAACGCCACGATCATTTTCTCGGGATCGCCTATAGCGGTCTGGGAGGGCGTGTCGTGATCTACGTCCACCCGATAGCGAGTCGAAAGGTCGGCGTCTGATGTTCGGCGCAAACGCATACGGCAGCGCGTACTTCGGCCAAGCCTCATCCGGAGCTTCCTCACAGACACGCGGCTACGCAACCGTCACAGATCACGTCCGCGACGCTGCCACCGCTGCCCTATCGAACGGGCAAGGGTCGGCCTCGATCGCTGACCACGTCCGCGATGCCGCCGCCGTGACCCTGCTCTAAAGGACGATAGGCGAACCGTGGCCGTCACCATCTACGACACCGGCGACATCGCAACCATCGCCGCTGTTTTCAAGGACGCGGCGCAGACGCTGGCTGACCCGACCGCGGTCACCGCGACCGTCCGCGCACCAGACAACACCATTGCGAGCTACACCGTGACGGCCGGCCAGATTGTCAAGGACTCGGTCGGGAATTACCATCTCGACGTCGCGTGCACGCAGGTGGGCGACTACTTCGGCGACTTCGTCGGGACCGGCGCTGTCACGGCGACCGTCCCGTTTGTCTTCTCGGTCAGGCGCGACGTTGCGGCGTCTGGTGCGCTCGCAGCGACCGCGCTGACCAGTCTCGGCGCGATGCGCGAATACGTCCTCCGTGACGCGACCGACGGCAGCCAGGATCCGATGCTGATCCGGCTCGGGAACGCATACAGCGCCGCCGTCTACGCGTACACCCGCCGCGAATGGTTGCCGCAGGCGAACGCGGCCACCCGGAAGTTCACCTATTCGGGCGGCGGCTTCCTCAGTTTCGAGCCGTACGAGCTGCGGACGTTGACGTCGATCACGATGTACTCCGACCTCCCGACCACAAACCAGCGGGTGCTCTCGGGCGGCTCTTCGACTGTGCAGGGCGAGTACCGTCTGCACCCGCCGAACCGGTCGCCGGAGGGGACGTGGCAGTGGATCACGCTGCCGCAAGCCGCTTTCGGTGTCGCCGCTCAGGGCGTCCCGTCCTACTGGAATAACCCCTACCCGTACGGTCCCGTCGGCCGTACCGCGCCGCTCGATTTCGAGGTGTCGGTGCTCGGCGACTGGGGTATCGGCACGGTGCCCGCCGACGTCGAGCTCGCGGTGCTGATCGCGGTGAAGGACGCCTACGAGAACCCGACGGGGTACGCCGCAGGTATCGAAGGCGGACTTACGTTCGCGGAAGAGGTCGACGTGTCCACCGGCCCGGAGGCTCGAGCGAGGAATCTGCCTATCGAGGCGCGGGCGCTGCTGACCCCATACAAGCGCGGCTCCCAGGTCGTCGTAGCGTGACCGTCACGACCGCGACGACGTTCCGGCAAGCCGTCCAGACAGAACTCGCCGCGGACCTCGGAATCGACGTTGTCGGCGGCATCCGCGAAGGCCGCTCCGAAGACCGCAGCATCGGCTACGTCTGGGTCGCACGCGTCGGCGACGCCCCCGTAGTCCTCGACGAAATCATCACCCTCGGCGCCCGCATCTTCCTGCAGTGGAAGCAGCAGCAGGGCACCCACCGCGACGTCACAGCGATCGAAGACCTGATCTACGCCATCCAGGCCAGCCTCCGCGACAAACAGACGACGCTCGGCCCCTGGATGTGCCACGTCTCCGAGTGCGTCCCCGACTACGAGAACATGCACGTCACCGCCACCATCGTCGGGTACCAGTCGAACGCGAGCCTCATGTAGATGGTCGCGATCCGCTCCCATGTTCAGCTCGAGGACGGTTTCCCCAGGCTCGCTCGAGATACGGGATTCGAGATCGCGGAGGCGATCATGGCCGCGTCCGCGCTCGGCGCGCAGGCCGCACGCGATGTCGCGTCACCACGCCGACGGACAGGCGAGATGGGCAACATCGAGGTTCTCCCGATCGGGTACGACCGCAAAGGCTTGGTCGGCGGATTCCGGTCGCCTGCACCGTGGGCGTGGTTCCAGGATGAGGGGACGCTCGGGAACCGGACGAAGCCGCTGAAGCAGCCCGGCCGGCGCCGTCGAGCGGCGCCGCCTGACTCCGGTATCGAGCCGTTGAAGTTCATGGAAGCGGGCCGCACCATCGGCCGCCGGCAGCTTCTGATCGAACTGAAGAGGCGTCTCCCGTGACCCGCGCGAGTGCGCGAACTCTAAGACGATAGGCGAAGCGTGGGCAAGACAACATTCGATCTGAAAGCGCACGTCAGCCACGCTGTCACGACGCTCCCGAACGGGAAATCTCTGAAGCTGGTGCCCGGCGACACGTTCGCGACATCCGACCCGGAAGAGGAGCGCCACATGCGCGAATGGGACGCCGTCAAGGTCGCCGAGAAGCCCGCGAAGGATGACAAGTGACCGGTGTAGCCGGTAACGCGCTCACCCTCGCGATCGGGAAACAATCCGCGAAGGGTACGCCGCAGGTGACGCCGACGGCGAAACTGAAGTACACCGGCGGGTTCGGCCCGACCGGTCAGCGGACAGTGCTGCAGCTCGCGGAAACCGACGCGATTCGGCAGGCCGGGGATCCGGTCATCGTCGGGATCAGCGTCGCCGGCACAAGCGACCACTATTTGCGGCCGTCCGAGTTCCACATCATCGCTGACCTTTTCATGGGTCAGACCACCACGACCGGCGCTGGCCCATACGTGCACACCGCTGCGTCGACGCCTTCGGGGAGCGCGGGCTACGCGACGCTGTACCGCGCGTTGAACGTGTCGACGTTGGTGGAGCAGATGATCGACTGCCAGATCGGCGGCCTCACGGTGACGGGTGGCGCGGATCAGGCGTTGACGATGTCGCTTGCGTGGCTCGGCCTCTCGTTCGCGGAGGGTGCGACGGATCCGGTGCTCGCGGTGTCAACGGAGACGCCGCTGGTGTATCCGAACGTGACGGTGACGAAGGGCGGGACGGCGGTCGGTATCGTGGACTCGTTCTCGATCGCGGCGACGCAGAACCGGACGCTGATCCAGGGCGACTCGGGCTACCAGGCTGCGGATATCGCGCCGGGCCAGTACGCCGTCACCGGCAGCCTCAGCATCCTCTTCGAGAACGACCAGGACTACAGGGCGTTCAAGACCGGCACCACCGCCGGGACGACACCGGGGACGACGATCTTCACGGAGGCGCTCGACATCACCGCCCTGGTGACGTCGACGAACCTCGTCCAGTTCACGATCACGAACATCACGTCGACCGCGTACGACCCGCCGTTTGACACGTCGGGTGCGCCGATCCGTGTCGGGCTCGCGTTCCAGTCGATGCGCGGCACCACACTCGCGAACGTGTTGACCGTGACGACGAAAAATGCAATTGCTACACCCTGATCGTTCTTCGTGACGATTAGCGGCGCGTAGCTCGGGACGATAGGCAGCCCAAGGATGGGCGACCCCGACCTCCAGCAGACACTGAACGCGGCACGTTCCGTGTTGAAGGCTACGCAGCGCACGATGCGCGGCTGCCTACAGGTGCTGGCGACACTCGAGGACGCCATCGAGAACGCAGAGCCGGAAGAGAGGCATAGCGAAAATGGGTTCAAGCACGAGCACGAGCACCGCACCGTCACCAGGGCGTAAGACCAGCACCGCCGACGTATCGGAGAACGGCGCGGCAGGCTGGAAGCGCCGGTCCCTCCACGAGATCACGCTCCCGTCGGGGATGGTCGCGACGATCCGTCTCCCCGACGTCGGGATGCTGATCCGCCGCGACCTCGTCCCGGACCGTCTCCGGAACGTCGCGATGCGGGTCGCGATCGAAGGGTCAGCGTCGATCAGCCAGCCCGACCCGGAGACCGGCGAGACCTCCGGTTTCCAGGCTGACGATCTGAAGCAGATGTTCGAGCTCTTCGACCTCCTCGTCTTGGAGATGGTCGTCGAGCCGTCGCTGTCTCTCGAGGATCTCGACCCGGCGGAGGGGATACCGCGCGAGGACTACGACATGTTGGTGTCGATCGCGCAGCGTGAGCGGAACACGGACGCGGCGGGGGTGACGATCGGAGTTGAGCCGCTTTCCCGCTGGGAGACGTTTCGGCGGCACCACGAGTGCGCTGAGGACTGCGATGCGTGCGAAGCAATGCGGCGGGAGCTTTCCACCGTTCACGTGGGTGCGGTGTGAGTGCGGCTGCGGCTTCGAGGGCGAAGACGATGTCGCCCAGTTTTGTATCGAGGAGGCGTTCCTGCTGTTGCAGGGGCGGCATGAGCAGGCGATGCTGAACGCGGCCCCGCCTGGTCCGTCGTTGTCGCCGGTTGAGCGGCACGCGCAGAAGATGGCCGAGCTGATCCCTGGCGGGGCGGTCTAGGTGGCGTTGCGCGGCGCCGGCGGCGCGACGGTCTTTCTCGGCGTTGACACTTCCGGGTATTACGGGGAGTTGTCGCGGGCGGAGATGGGGTTGCGTGGGTCGGCGTCGAGGATGCAGGGCGAGGTGTCCAGGCTCGAGCGGGGCGCGATCGCGGGGTCGGGCGCGTTCCGTGGTTTGGGCCGGTCGATCGCGTTCGCGTCGACGGCGTTCATCGGCGCGGCAGGCTTCACGCAGCTGGTCCGGTCGTCGATCACGGCGTCGAACGATCTGGAGGGCGCGTCGAAGACGTTGAACGCGCAGATCACTGCCGGCGGCGAGTCGTCGAAGGCGGCGGCCCCGTACATTCAGCGGCTCGACGACCGGATGGCGAAGCTGGGCCATACGAGCACCGAGACCGAGCTCGCGCTGTCTGCGCTCACACGGGCGACCGGGTCGGTGGTGAAGGCGACGCAGCTGATGACGCTCGCGGCGGACTTGGCGGCGGCGAAGCACATCACGCTCGAGCAGGCCGCCGTCCTGGTCGGGAAGGTGTGGGACGGGAACGTGTCGGCTCTGAACCGGTACGGGATCGCGATCCAGCGTGGGACGACGGTGACGGACGCGATCCGGATCGCGCAGGAGAAGCTCGCGGGGCAGGCCAGGGCGAATACGACGGAGGCTGCGAAGTTTCATGCTCAGTTGGTGGATGAGGAGGCGGTGATCGGCCGCCAGTTGATGCCGACGATCAACGATCTTCTGGGGTCGATGGCTAACTGGCTGTCGTCGTCGAAGAACCAGGCGACTGTCCAGCGCGACGTGAAGGCTGTCGTGGACGCGTCGGTTGGCGCGTTCCATGCCGCGAAGGACGTGATCGAAGCCGTTGACGGGGTGACTGGCGGCTTCAAGAACACGCTCGAGTTGCTGCTGGGGTTGAAGGTCGTGTCGATTCTGAACGGGTGGACGGCGGCGCTCGGGCTCTTCACCGGGTCGGAGGCCTGCGGCGACTGTGTGTCCGGTGCGGCTGGCGCGACGGGGCTGCTGAATAGGCGGCTGGGGATTCTGCGGGGGCTCGCGTCGACGCCGTTCAAGATTCTGATCGCGTACGAGATCATCAAGGGGATCACGGGGTCGAACGCTGACTTGTCGAACGACACGTCGAACTCCGACCTGGTGCCTGTCTACAGGGGCGGCATGTGGGTGAACCCGGTCACAGGTGAGGCCGTCCAGGATCAGGCGTACTGGAACCGCCAGTTCAAACGTAGCGGCGGCACGGGTAAGCCGCTCGAGGGCCAGCAGTCGTCGGGGATCGTAACCAAGTCGGGTGCTCCACCCACCTCTTACGCTAATCGCGTCAAGCAGCAGACCGCCGGGATCACAGCGTTGCAGGGGTCGCTGCCAGGGTCGAAGGGCAGCAACGCGATCAGCTATCCCGGCCACGCCGCCAAGAGCTACCACTACAGCGGCGAAGCACTCGATATTGGCGACGGCGGCAACCCCGCCGCGCTTATCAGCGACTGGAACTACCTGTACCCGTTCCGACAAAACTTCGCTGAGCTGATCTGGGACCCGCCCGCGAACGTGCAAGCGATGGCGCCCGGCTCCGGTGCTGGCTACTTCTGGGGCATCCCCGGAAAGTTCAGCGACCACACCGACCACATCCATGTCGCGTTCACCGGTAGCGCCGCAGACTTCGCGAAACTCGACCACGCGATCAAGCAGGGCAAGCTGAAGCATGACGTGAAGCCGCCGCCGACTGGTGGCAACGCGTCGAAGCAGCCGGACGTCCCGTACGGGCTTCAGCAGTCGCTGGCGGACGCGCAAGGGCCAGGCGGCTCCAAGCACGCCGAGGTCGCAGCGTTGAACGCGATCATCCAGAACCTCGACAAGCAGATCGCGTCGACGAAGGCCGGGACGAAGAAGGCCGTTGAGCTCACGAAAGAACGGAACTCGTTCTACGACCAGTTGAAGGCGCTCAAGAAGGCTGGGCCGAAGAAGACTGGCGATCTCGTCCCGCTCGCGCTCGAGAACGCTGTCGCCCGCGCGGCGCTTACGAAGAACCTGAACGACGACCTCCACGCGTTGCAGGCGGTCGAGGACTACCTGGTGAAGCGGATCGCGAAGGCGAAGAAGAACAGCGCGCTTCTCCTCCAGTTGCAGCAGCAGTTGAAGACGACGAGGGATCAGATCGCGTCGATCAACCTGCAGCTGCAGACGACGCCGGGCCATGACCCGGTCGCGTACAACCTGTCTACGCCGGACGCGACACGGATCGCGATCGCGCAGTCGCAGAGCGGCGGCAACGTCGACGCCCAGGTCGCTGCGCTCCAGTTAGAAGCCGACCGGCTGCAGAGGCTCCTCGACGCGAAGCAGCAGCCGTCCGACTTCGGCCTGGGCCGGTTCGTCACTAACGGGCCGCCCTTGCTGTCGCAGGAGGATACGGCGACGACGATCGACAACCTGAACAGCGTCAAGGCCGCGATCAAGCAGCTCCTCGACGACCAGGCGTCGCAGGCGGCGCAGGCCGCGCAGGACTCCGCCGACGCAGCGGCCAAAGCCGCCTCCGACTTCGAGTCCAGCCTCCTCGAGATCCCCGCGTCGCTGCGGCTCGCGTTCTCGAAAGCTGTCGGCGCCGGCGACATCCCGGCGGAGACGTCGATCCTCACGTCGATGAAGAACCTCCTCGTCGGCCGGCAGCAGATGACGACGAACCTCGAAACCCAGGTGGCGTTGCAGGACGCGATCAACAGCGAAGGCGACCAGATCGCGGGGCTCCTGACCACGCAGAAGACGAACGCGGAGGAGCAGACCAGGCTGCTGAACCAGAACATCATCGGGTACCTGGCGGCGCAGCGCGCGATCCGTGACTTCGAGTCGAACGTGTACCAGCGGAACGCCGGCATGACGGGCGGCACGGTCATCGTGAACAACAGCTACCTGACCCAGCCCGAGGATCCGCACTCCTGGTCGGCGGCGTTGCAGTTCGAGCTCGGGGCGTTGACGGCGTGATCGGGAACGAGTACGGGTGCCCGTGGCAGATCGAAGCTCCCGACGGGACCACCGTGACGTTCAACGACGGCGGCCTCTACTGGCTCACCGACGTCTCCGGGTTCGACAGCCCGAACATCCGGCAGAACATCGCTGACCTGCCGGAGGACGACGGCGCTGTCGCGTCACAGTCGCTGCTCGGGTCGAGGCCGTTCACGATGACGGGCTGGATCAACGCGCAGACCGCCGCCGACCGGAACCAGGCGATGGCGCAGCTGCAGCAGGCCGTCCGCGGCCTCCGCGCGGACGCGACGTTCCGGGCGACCCCGTCCGGGTTCCCGCCCTTGCAGGTGGCCGGCCGCCTCGACAACCTCCGCTACTCGAAGATCGACAACGGCTTCTACAAGAGTTTCCAGCTCGCCTGCGTGGCCGCGAATCCGCGCATGTTTTCGCAGGAGGAGCACGTATCGTCGTCGTCGACGTCTGCGGGCGCGTCGATGGGTGCCCCGTTCCCGCTCGTGTTCCCGGTCGTGTTCGGCGGTGGGTCGGGGGCTGCGGCGTCGGCGACCTTGACCAACGAGGGGAATATGGGTACTCCACCTGTGATCCGGATCTACGGGCCGGTGACTACCCCCGAGGCGCGGAACCTCACGGTCGGCCAGTCCATCTTCGTCGATACCACACTCCTGATCGGCGAATATGTGGAGCTTGACACGGCAGCGAGGACGGCCGTCAAGTCAGACGGCACGAACCTGTACGGGTCGGTGAGGTTCCCGGATTCGGTGTGGTGGCAGTTGCAGCCTGGCTCGAACGATCTCGAGTTGCGGGCGTCGGTGACTGGCGCGGGGGCGTCGGTCACGGTGTTCTGGCAAGACGCCTGGGTGTGAGGCCGGGGCCGCTGGCTTAGGACGATAGGCAGGGCATGACGCTCCCTGCCAAGTCGTGCCCCGAATGCGGTGAGACGAAGCCCCTGGTGGCCTTCCACAAGGACGCGAGGAAGTCGCTGGGAGTGCGCTCGCGGTGTCGCGACTGCGCCAACGCCCATGCAAGGGAGTACGCGCGCACGCGGTACGCCACGAACAAGACTGCTGTCCTTGATGCCAACCGCCGTTACTACGAGCGGAATCGTTCCAAGGTTGATGCGATCCGGAAGGCGTGGGCTGGACGGCATCCTGAAATTGCGAAGGCGCGGGGTGCGCGGTGGGTCAAGGCGAATCCCGAGAAGCACCGCGAGAAGTGTGCTCGAAGGCGTGCGCGGCTGGTCGCGGCCACGGTTGACCGAGTCGACTATCAGCGCATCCGCGAGCGCGACGAGATGTTGTGCCATCTCTGCGGCGATCCGGTGGAACCCGCGGACTTGCATTTCGACCACGTCGTGCCTCTCTCGCGTGGCGGCGCTCACAGCGAGGACAACATCGCTGTCGCTCATGGCTTCTGCAACCTGAGCAAGGGAACTCGGCTGGTTGAGGAGCTCGCATGGCGCTGAGCGTGACATCTGCCCCTTGGGAGCAGGTGAACATGCCCTCTCTCGACCTTCGCCGTTTCGTTTCGGCGCTCTTGACTTCCGAAGGCGTTCAGGGATCCGGCGACATGGCCGTGACCCAGCGGGGTGCGGGGGCGAACATGTCGACCGACATCGCGGCTGGTAAGGCGTTGGTGCAGGGCGACAGCGTCGCGTTCCAGGGCATGTATCTGGCCTACAACGACGCGACGGTGAACCTGACGGGGTTCACGGCGTCGCACGCGACGCTGCCGAGGGTAGACCGGGTCGTGTTGCGGGTCAGGGACGCGTTCCACGGTGACGCGGCCAACGACGAAGCCTTCATCATCCTCACCGGCACGGCGACGTCGGGGGCGACGCTCGCGAACCTGACCGGTGCCGCGGCGGTCGGCAACAGCCAGCTGCTCCTCGCGAACATTCTGATCCCGGCGGCTTCGGCGTCGATCACAACCGCGAACATCGACACGACGGTGCGGCCGAAGCTAACACTGGCTTCGCCGGCGCCTGGCACCGAACTCGCCTACACCGAGTTTACCGCTCCGGTGACGATCTCCGCGACGACGGAGGCGACCGCGAACACGATCGTGACCGCGCCCGCTGTCACCTTCGACGGGGCGACCGCGGTGAATGTGGAGTTCTTCACGCCGAAGGTCATCCTCGCGACGTCGGTTGGGGCGGAGGTCGTGTTCGCGCTCTACGACGGGGCCGCGTCGATTGGGTTGATTGGCGACCTCATCAACTCGGCTGCGGCGGGGTCTGTAAGCCCGGCCAGCCTGTCGCGGCGGCTTACTCCGTCGGCTGCTGCACACACGTATTCGGTGCGGGCGTGGCGTGGCGTTGCAGACGGCACGATCATCGCAGGCACCGGCGGTGTTGGGGCGTACTTACCCGGCTACATCAAGATCACGAAGGCGTAGGCGCTGGGGTGCGGAACTTCAACGAGGGCGTCGACCTCATCACCAACTCGGGTCTCGCCGGTCTCCCGACCGCGAACAAGCTGTGGTTCTGGAAGTGCGACCAGGGCGAAGCCGACGTCGACCCGTCGATGACGTTGTTGATGCTGACGAAGACGGCGGGTACGGTGGCGTTGAGCGCGACGGGGCGGACGTGTGTGGCGCGCACCATCGACTGCGGCGCGATGAGCTTCCCCGGCCTGGCCGACACGACCGCGGTGGCGATCATCGTCTCCACGGACGACCCCGCGGTCGGCGGCGCGAAGCTGGTCGCGATCCAGGACATCGTCGGCGGAGGCGTCGCCTATGACGCGGTCTCGAACGGTCCGCTGACGGTCGACGGGTTCACCATCAAGATCGCATACGAAGGCGAGCTGTAGCGGTGCCCCGCCGTCGCGTCATCAGGCGCAGGCACGGGACGATCATCGCGTCTGTCGCCGCCGTGATCGTTGCGGGGGCGGGGATCGCGATCGTCGGGTCGGGGAACACGCCGGACCTTTCGCCGCCGTCGCTGTTCCTGACGTCCCCGAACGATCTGGCGTCGGTGTCGGGTGGCGGGGTGACGTTCGCTGCGACGTGCGGCGACAACGTCGGCTGTGTCGGCGTCCAGTTCCTCGTCGACGGTGCCCCGGTTGGTGCGGAGGACACGACGGCCCCGTTCTCGATCGTTTGGGATTCCACGACGGTGTCGAACGCGACCCATGTCGTGACCGCGGTCGGCAGGGACGCCGCCGGTAACGCGAAAGCGTCCAGGGCTAAGTCGGTGGCTGTCTCGAACGTCGGGAGCACACCTGGGCTCGCGAACTTGTGGGTCGACCAGAATGGCGGCACCTGCACGAGAACTGGTGGCGCTGGTGCTGCCTATGTTGACGCGGCGGCCTGCTCGAGCGCGAACGTGGCCTTCCAGGCTGCTGCTACCGCCGGCGACCTCGTACGCTTCAAGTGCGGCACCTATGACGCGCAGACGCTCTCCGCGGCAGCAAAGATCGGGATGACGACGTTCCGGGCAGCAACGTACGGGTGCGCGACGATCCAGGCGACGACGCCGACGTTCACGATCGACATGCGCGGCCAGTCGTGGGTCACCTGGGACGGGTTCGTGCTCAACAGCTACCAGACCATCGGTGGCGGCAACTACGTCGTCATCGACGACGTCGGCGCCGGTATCTCAACCGCTCAGTCTCAGCACGTCACGCTCACGAACAACCAGATCGACGTCGGGAAACTCGACGGCGGCTCGAGGCTCATCAACCTGCACGAGGCGCAGTACTGGCAGATCGGGCCTAACAACATCTTCGGCGGCTCCTGCTGCGGCCTTTCGATCCCTGGTAGCCCCGTCGCTGTGAGCATCGGGAAGCCGACCACCGCGACCGCTTCATGCAGCACCCAGGCTTGCCACGACTCGATCATCGACAACCTGTTCCAGTACGCAGACCTCCGTGACCCGGCACAGTGGCCGGTCTCGCTGTTCGGTGCCGCACCCGAAGCGATCTGCAACGCCGCGGCCTGCCACGCCGACGCGATTCAGATTTTCGGTGCGCAGTACATCGACATTCTCCGGAACCGGTTCTACGGGAACGCGTGCACCGACATCGAGATCCAGCCGTCCGGGCTCGCGAACGAGTTCAACGGCGACTTCAACATCGTCGGCAACACGAGCACGAACATCGCCGGCCAGTGCAACGGGTTCCTGTCGATCGACGGGCACGGCACGAACACGATCTCGGGCACCTGGAACGTCGGATTCAACGAAAGCCCCGCGCAGATGCTGATGATCGGCTGGAGCGGAGCCAAGCCCGGCACCGTCTTCAACATTTACGGGAACGACATGCCGATGCTGATGGAGAACCAGACGACGTTCGCAACGATCGGGTGCACGGCGTCCGGGGCTCCGGGCGTCTCCAACGTCACCTTCAACTACGACTACAACGTCTTCCCGACGGCCACCCCGACTGGCCCGTGCGGTGCACGGTCAGCGACCGGTAGCACGGAATGGGTGAACCCTTCGGCTGCGCCGGCGACGGGTCTCGACATGCACAAGACCGGGGCGCTCGGTGCCGCGGACAACTATGTCGTCTGCGCGAACCTGACGATCGGGCTCGGGTGCCCGCTGACGGACTTCGACGGCGACGTGCTCGCCGCGATAGCGGAAGCGGGCGCGGACCAGCGCGCGACAGCGGCAGGCACCGGCGGCGCTTCGACAGCTACCTGCTCGCCGTCTCCGTGTACTGCCGGGACGATCGTCACCAAGTCGATCACCGTCACCGATTGGAACGGCGCCCCCGCTACCTCGGTGACCCGGAACTACTGGGTGAATCGGCCGAACAACCTCACCGGGGCCGCGCCGCTCCTCGTCGTCTTCGCGGACTCGACCGGCGACCCCGACACCGCCGGGTTCCGGAACGGCACGGTCGCGGGCAAGTACGTCGAGATCATCATCCCGCCGATCCACAGCGGCCAGTACGCGACCCCGACCACACTCTCGAAGCTGCTCAACAATCCCGGCCCGCAATACACGTGCGGATCGACCGTCGACAAGCTTTGCGACGACATACCGTGGGTGAAGGCCGTACTCGACGCGACGATCTGCTCGGGTGCCGCCCCTTGCGAAAACATTGACGCGTCACGCGTCTACGCCGCGGGCGGGTCGAAGGGCGGCGCGTTCACCCAAGACCTGATCTGCGACACGCGCACCACGTCGTACTTCACCGCGATCAACGCGACAAGCGCGCAGATGATCGGGCCGCTCGGAGGCAGCCAGAGCTCGCCCGCGAACTGTCCGGCGATCCTCGGTACCGCGAACGGGTTCACCGACGTCGCTGGTGGCGCGGCAGGGCTCGCCGCGAACACGAACGTGTCGATCCAGTGGGAGTACGGCACCAACGACAGCGGCGTCTGCCCGGCCGGGTTCTCGCAGGCTTGCCTCGACGTTGGCTACCAGGACACCGGGTCGCCTGCGCGCTGGCATTTTGGTGATCCGCAACTCGCGGGCGATTCGAATCCGCCGTCCCCTTCGACGTCGGCGGGTTCGGCTGTCGGGTTCGGCCGGAGGATCGGCTGCTCCGGGACACCATCGACTGTCCTCGACTACGGGACTGGGCCGCCGCTGCCTCTTCACAAGAAGATCTATACGGGCTGCACTGTCTCGTACCGGGCGACGGAGACGATCAAGGTGGACGGAGGCGGCCACTCGTACAGCAACCTGAACCTCATCGGCGGCTTCAACTCGAACCAGGAGGCGCTGGACTTCTTCGTCGCCTACGGCGGCCCCTGACATGGCGACGAAAGGACACTGATGGCGCTACTAGCACACGCAACCTACGACCCCGCGGCGGCGGTCAGCAAAGCCACGTCGGCGTTGCTCGCGATGACCGCGCTCGACACAACCAACCTGCGCGTCACGTTCACCGCGCCCGCGAACGGGATCGTGCTCGTCCGGATGCGCGGCGCTGTCACCGGCGCCGACCCCGGCCCGCGCATCCTGCTCGGAGTCCTCGACGGGGCGACGGTCAAGCTGCGGATGACGCCGATGGGGCAGATCCTCACCGGCGTCGCTACCACGCAGGTCGCCCAGGAGATCGTCGGTGTCGTCACCGGCCTCACCCCCGGCAACTCGTACACTTGGGACGCCGCCTACGGCGTCGAGGTCGTCATCGCGTCCACGAACCTCGTCTACGGTGGCCCCAACGACACCGCCGGCGCTGACGCGTACGGGGCGTTCGTGTTCGAGGTGTGGGAGACAGCCAACCTCCTCGCAGGCAAGGTCTACGACCCTTCTACAGTCAGTTCGAAGGTCTGTAGCGCGCTGCTGGCGATGACCGCGATGGACACGACGAACCTGCGTCACACATTCACCGCCCCCGCCTCGGGGAGGGTGCTCTGGCGAATCCGTGGGCAGATCGGCCTCTCGACATCGCAAGGATCGGTTCTGCTCGGCATCCTGGATGGCGCAACTGTCAAGGCACGTCAGGCGCCGATCACGGGGATCGCGCCAGGTGTCGTGCAAGCCAACTCAGCGCAGTCTGTAGAAGCGTCAGGGATCATCAGCGGCCTCACACCCAGCACCAGCTACACCTACGACGCCGCCTACGCCGTCCAGGTTGTTACCTCCGCCGCAGGGATTAGGTACGGCGGCCCTGACAATACGACCACCAACGACGCTTGGGGCGGCCTCGCGTACGAGATCTGGTCTTGCTGATGACGGCTTTACTGGATCTCGCAGGGCAGCGTTGGGCGGCGTAGATGCCCGCACCGCCGCTCCTTGAACTAACCGCCCTCCAGGCGCTCGCCGGTGGAGCGGTACCAGCGAACACCGTCGCGCCCGCCGCCACCGGGACGACAGCCGTCGGGAAAGTCCTCACCAGCACGCAAGGGACGTTTTCGAATAGCCCGACGTCGTACGTCAACCAGTGGCAAGACTCGATCGACGGGACGACTGGCTGGACCGACGTCAGCGCAGCCAACGCGCTCGCCTACCTGATCGGGGCAGGAGAACGCACCAAGTTTCTCCGCTGCCGCGTCGTCGCGGCCAACGCGTCCGGTAACAGCGCCGCCGCCTACTCGAACGTCGTCGGCCCCGTCGGTACCGCCGTCGGCCCGTTCGCCGGCCGCTGGGTGTACCAGGAAGACTTCGTCACCGAATGGTCCGACGTTCCAGTCGTCGCGGTCGCTGTCGTTTCTGGCCGGTGGCGGTTCGTGATCACCGACCTCGACGGGGCACCGCTCGGGGAGCCGCACGCGTTCGACCGGCAGATCGACCTGGCGATCTCGTCACCGTCGACGGCGTCGTTCCGGATCCGCACCGACGACCCGATGTGGGCCGCGATCGCTGACTCGGAGGCGATGCTGAAGGTGTACGACGCCACCACCAAGCTCCGCCACTACGGCCCGATCGTGTCGGATGAGGAGACGGGGTCGGGGCAGGGCGGGTCGGTGAAGGTGAACTCGGCCGATCTGATGTGGCGGCTCGGGTACCGGTACGTCGGGAAAGACCCGGCCGGGGTCGGGATGGTCGAGACCGCGACCGACTCCGGCGCGATCGCCAACGCTGTCCTCGCCGCCGTCAACGCTGACATGCCGACCGGGATCACCCCCGGCACCACCGGCACATTCGTCGGCCAGGACGTCACCTACCTGTGGAAGAAAGCGTTGGACGCGATCGCGGAGCTCGGGTCGATCGACGGCTCCTACGAATGGGCGCTCCGGTACACCGACGGGCAGCCGCCCGCCGTCCAGCTCGATCTCGCCGCGACGACGGGGACCGACAAGTCGGCGACGGTGTTCTTCGAGTACGGGACAGGGAAGCGGAACTGCTCGGGCTACTCGAGGATCCGTGACCGGTCGCAGCTGGCGACGCATGTGTGGGCGCTCTCCGGCGGTTCCACGATCGTCGCTGCGGCGTCCGACGAGGTCGCGGCGGCGGGGTTGCGGAGCCGGTACGAGGACGTGTTGACGTTTTCGGACATCACGGTCGACACGCTCCTTGATTCGTTGGCGATCGCGCACGTCCGGATCCGGTCGGCCGCGAAGAGGGTGTATGCGTTGACGCCGTTCCCGTCGCTGGCACCGGTGTACGGCCGCGATTATGTCGTCGGTGACCGGGTGACGTGCCGGATCGTCGGCGAGACAGGGCTCGTCCGGTTGAACGGCAGCGTCCGCGTCTGGGGTGTGACGGTCAGCATCAACGATGCTGGTGAGGCTGTCGAGTCGCCGAGGCTGGTCCCATGAGTTTGAATCCTGCTGCGCCGCCGCCTGGTACGCCTGGTGCGAGGATGGCGCAGAAGATCGCCGACCTCGAGCGTCGTGTCGGCCAGTTGGAGCGGCAGCTGCAGGGGAGCGCGACCGGACGCGTCCCGCTCGTCGATGTTCTGCCTGCGTCGGCGCCGGAGGGTGCGGTCGTGATGCTGGCTGCGACGCATGTGCTCTGGAAGGGCGACGGTACAGCCTGGACGCTCGTCTGAGGACGATAGGCAACGCAGTGATCGTCGACGAGGAGGGGTTCATGTTCGCAGGTGCTATTCCTGATCTGCTCTGGGTTGTGTTGGCGGTTCTTGCGGCTGTCGCGTTGCTGATCTGGATCGTCCGGCGCTAACCGATGGCCGAGCCAATGGATAGCGCGCCGGGGACGAAGCCGAACCCCGACCCGACTGTCGCGACTAACGACGCGGTCGAGCGCGCGATGAAGTCGGAGCGCGACTACGTCGACGGCGAAATCAAGGTGATCGCGGAGCGGCTAAACGGGATCGACACGGCGACCGCGTTGCGGCTCCGCAGCGTCGAGGAAGTTCCACACCTGATCGACGAGAAGGTCGGCCAGGTGAAGGAGCTGGTGGACGAGCGGTTCGACTCCGTCGGCACCCAGTTCGACCTCGTCGAACGGCAAAGGGTCGAGCAGAAGAAAGACACCAAGGACGCCGTCGACGCGGCGCTCGCCGCTGCGAAGGAGGCGGTGAAGGAGCAGACGACCGCGTCCGGCTTGTCGATCGCGAAGAGCGAGGCGTCGACGTCTGAGCAGTTGAAGCAGCTGTCGGCGACGTTCACGACGGCGATCGCGGGTCTTGTCACCCAGCTAGATGATTTGAAGGAGCGCGTGAACCGGAGCGAAGGCAACAAGCAAGGCGGCGTCGACTCGCGAGCCGTGCTCGCCGCGTTCGTCGGTGTGCTAGCGCTGCTCCTCCTCGCCTACCAGATTTTCCATAGCGTGCCGAGCGGGCTGCAGGTCGTGACGGTGACGACGCCGTGAGGCTGCTCCGCGCGGCCCCCTAAGACGATAGGCAGCCCGTGGCTACCAAGCACGAACGGGCCGTCCACTGGATGCAACAAAACGTCGGCCAGCACGAACAGCCGATGGGATCAAACACCGGCCCCTTCGTCCAGGAATGCCAGAGAGCGACATGGCTCGCGGGTACACGGTGGCCGTGGTGCGCGGCGACGGTTTGCAAGGCGTGGACAGAAGCCGGGTTCAAGCTGCCCTATAAGGGCGCGGGCGCGTACGCGATGCTCGACTGGTACCGGCAGCATCTCCCGAACTGGGTGGTCCCGCTCGCGAAAGCCAAACCCGGCGCCGCGATCATCTTCAACATCGGGGCCGGCCACGTCGGCGTCCTCGAGAAACGCTACGACGGCGGCCCGGTCGTCCACACGATCGACGGGAACTGGGGCGACGCCGTCACCCGTGTCACGCACCCCGCGAACCTCGTGCGCGGCTGCGTCGACCCCGTCGAAGCCGGGACAGTGCCGGCCGCGAAGAAGCCCGTCTACGAAGTCGTCACCAGCGCGTCCGGCCACAAGAAGCTCGTGTTCGCGTCCGGCGCGAAAGGCGTCGGCAAAAAGATCCCGCAGCTCCTCAACCGCTTCGGCGGCCTCACCATCAAACGGAGGAAGAAGCAATGACATCCGGCCATCCGAATACTGCTGCCGCCCTCATCTTTGGCGGGCTCGGCACCCTCGCCGTCTACCTCCTCAACAAGTACGCCGGGACCCATCTCACCCCGGCCGCTGGTGCCGGGATCGCGACCGGGCTCGCGTCGCTACGCCTCTACATCGGCCGGCGCGGCATCCGGCGCACCCTCTCCGACATCTGGAACGGCAGCGACCCCGCCGCACCGACAACGCTCGCGTCCGAAAGGCCGCCAAAGGCTGGGGGCTAGCTCCCTGGAGCGGTATCCCCAGGACAGGCGACCCCCCCAGCAACGCTCATGCCCACCACGATCCCCCAGCCTGAAGCGCGCGAGCTGCTCGCTATCGACGAGTCCGACGCGTGGGGCGAGTACCTCGAGTCGACGAGGCATGAGGGGTTGTTCACGTATGACGAGGTCGAGCCGTGGGCGTGGGCGAGGCTGGTTCGTCGGCTCCGGGTGATCGCGGCACGCCGGAAGGCGCTCCGGTGATCGGCAAGACGTTCGGCCCGTACAAGGGCGTCGTCGATCTCGTCCACGACGGCGACACCGTCAACGTCCGACTCGACGTCGGCTTCGACCTGACGGTGTACGCGCGCGTCCGTGTCGCGGGCATCAACGCGCCCGAGCTCGCGACCGACGCCGGAAAAACGGCGCGCGACTACGCACGCACGCTGCTACATCCCGGAGACGCGGTGACGGTGGTCTCACACGGGTGGGACAAGTACGGGGGCCGGATCGAGGGCGACATCGTCTACGGCGGCCTCGACTTCGCCGGCGCGATGATCGCCGCGGGGCACGCGGTCGTCTGGGACGGGACAGGCGCCAAACCCGTCCCGGTGCAGCAGCCATGACGCGCCGCCCAGGCTGGTTCGGCCCGTCGCTCGAGTCGACCGACATCGACCAGTTCGAAGAGCCGTTCCCTCCCGACATGTGCGGCAGCGCCGACTGGAACGAGACCGACACCAGCGTCGAGTACGCGGTCGGACGGGGCGCCACCTCGGGCGTCGAGTAACTACCTGCTGACGTTCGCGGCCGGAGACGACTCCCGTCCGCAGAACCGGCAGACAGTCGCGTCCCGGCGGATCGTCTCATCACACGACGGGCACCGCCGCCCCGCAGGCCGTAACACCAATGCGAAGAGCACTCCAATCCAGCCCAGGAAGAACGCGAGCAGCAACGGCGAGCTCCGGCCCTTCGACACGGTGAGCCGGTAGCCGACGAACACCGGCAACACCCAGAAGAGCGCCGCCACGACGGTCAGGAACGGGTAGCTGGTGAGAAGCCACACGCCGACCACGAGCACGACGAAAGCCAGGAAGCCTCGCCCGATCCAGCGTGCGCCCGCAGCAGACGAAGACACGGCTCTATTCACAGCTTGGAGAGTAGCGCGGGTTCCGTCCGGCGGCCTTGAAAGACTCCGCGTCCGGCTGCTGCGGCCGGCCAGGCGTGGACTCCTCCATGAAACTCAATGCGCAGCCCGTGCTGGCTTTGATCCGGGCGGAGCTTGACGCTCTAGAACGGCAACTCGACGAGCTAGACGGGCAAGCTGCTTCGTCAGCCGCAAGACCTCGGCTTCTAGTGCTGCCTGGCGGTCGACGAGACTCTGGCCCGCGGCGTCGGCCTCTTCTTCGGGTGCTCCCAACTCCAGAACGCTGACCCCGAGCGCGACAGCGATCTTCCGCGCGTTCTCCATGCCGAGCCTGAGCCTCCCTGTGTTGTAGCCGGACAGCGTCCCCGGTTGTACCCCGGCGAGGGCTGCGAGGGCGTCACGGCCTCCTACGCGCGCCCACACGGGCGCTAGAAGTCCTTTGGCGTCCCACCCACGCTCCATCGCGCGACGTAGCGTACGGACGTGCCCTGAAATAATCTAGGCGCGTACCCTTGACACGTCGCGCCACGTCGCGTATATATGCGCCTGTGGCGATCATCCCCGACGAACTCGAAGCACTCCAGGAACGGATCCGGCTTGCACCCGGCCAGCTGATCGCGACCAGAATCAAGCGGGCGCGGCAGCACCTCAACGGCGGCCCGCCTGGGCTGTCCCATGACAAGTTCGGCGCTCTCGTCGGCACCGGCCGCCAGCACCTCATCAAGCTCGAGAAGGCGAAGCACCGGCCCGGCGCCAGTCTCCTTCTACGGATCTCGGAGGCAACAGGTCGCCCGGTCGACTGGTTTCTGGATCCAGAGGTGGATCCGAGCCCCTTTCCGGACGGCGGCCTCGAGTGACGAACTCGCTGACGCTCTGATTGACGCGCTCCAAAGGTTCAAGCACGCAAACCGAAGCCCCGCCGCCATTCGCCGCTAGACGCAAGGCAACGGGGCTCCAGAAGAAGGGAGTCTAAATGAAACGGATCAGCATTTGTCTCGCCGTCCTGAATGTCGTGGTGATGGCCGCGGTCGGGGCGTCGGCCGCTCAGGCGTCGTCGTGGGAGGAAGGCAGCCCCGGCTTCATTTGTAGCGATAACGGGACGAGCTACTACGTCGCCGATCAGGCTGCCGCGCTCGAGCAGTTCCCGGACGCGACCGCCGGCCGCTGCCCCGATGTATCCCCGCCCGTGATCGTGGATGAGCCGGGCCACACGTTCCTTTGCATGAGCCATTTCGGCGGGGTGCCGGTGGCGTTCGAGTGGGCAGACGTCCCGCATGAGCTCAGTGTCGGCTGGTTCGTCCCGTCCGCGACGCTCGGAAACAACGACGCGTGGGACAACGTCGGCGGCTACCACCTGATCTGCAACACCGACGGGTTGCACGCGACGGGTACGGGCCTGAACGGTTCCGGCGGCGACGCAGCGGACGTGCAAGACGTGGCGGCGTGGAAGGTCACGCTGGCCGAGTACGGGCCGCTCCACGTCAACCACTTCGCGCTGTACACGGCGGCGTCGTAATGGCAGCCACTAGCTATCTCGTCTTCCGGCTCACCGACAAAGACGACCAGTGGGAACGCGTCGCCGTCTTCAACGCCGCGAGTTCCGGTTCGGCGCAGTCGCAGGCCGCACTCGACATCGGCGAGGGAACGTACGCGGCTGTCCCGTTGCGTAGCTGGAAGCCTGCCGCGTTCAAGGTGCAGCCTCGCGCGGTCGCGGTGAAGCCATGACGACGACGCGGGTAAAAGTGAAGCGCGCAGCCGTTATCAAGATCGTGGAAGGCCGCACGCGCAAGGCCGAGAACGAGCACAAGCGCGCCGTCGCGGGGTATCCCGGCAAAGTCGAAGCATGGGAAAAGTCCTGCATCGCGCACCTTGAGAAAGCGCTAGTCAACGCGAAGCGCGGCAAGATCCCGACGAGTCGCTACGGGTCTCCGGAAGTGAAATTTCCTGGGCGCCCCGCGAAGCCGAGAGAAGGGCGCACGCTCTGCAACCTGCGGCGGATGCTCGCGACGCTCAAGATCGGCGCGGAAGACACAATCTGGTTGTCGCAAGAGGACGCCGACGAGTATTTCGGGCCGTGTGCGCTGTGACTTCGCACGCTGCCGAGATCCGTGATGCACGCCCGTCCGTCCTACTCGACGAGCTAGCCGACCTCAGTGTCCGCCTCGACGAAGCCCAGGAACATCTGCTTCTCGGGTTCGCGGCTGACGACGTGAACCTGTCGATCGCGGCGGCGCGTCGTATCGAGTCCATCGGGTTCCTTATGGGCGAAAAGACACGCGCGTATCTGCGGGAGAAGCGATGAGCATTCTCTCTGTCGACGCAGCGACGTACCACGACGACGCGGTCGCTGCCCAGCCGACTCTCTCCGCGTCCATAGCGAAGGTTCTCCTGTCGTCAAGCCCGCGACACGCCTGGCAGCAACACCCGAGACTCAACCCCGACTATCAGCGCGTCGAGGACGACAAGTTCTCCGTCGGTACCGTCTGCCACGCCGTACTGCTCGAGGGCCGCGACATCGTGACCGTCGTCGAAGCCGATGACTGGCGGACGAAGGACGCGAAGGCGGAACGCGACGCGGTTCGTGCGGCCGGCCGTATCCCGTTGCTGTCGAAGCATTGGGTCGAGGTCGAAGCGATGGTCGCCGCGGTCCGCGAGCAGCTTCCGTCGTTCCAGGCTGACCCGCCGATCCTCACGGACGGCAAGCCCGAGCAGACGATCGTCTGGAACGAGGACGGTGTCACCTGTCGGACGTTGATCGACTGGTTGCACGACGACTACACCGCGGTCGACGACCTAAAGACGACGAAGGCGTCTGCGGAGCCGGAGGCGTGGACGCGGACGATGTACGGGATGAACGCCGACGTCCAGGTCGCGTTCAACAAGCGCGCGGTGAAGGCCGCGACCGGGGTCGACCCTGAGTTCCGGTTTGTCGTGGTCGAGGTTGCGCCGCCGTATGAGATGTCGCTGGTGTCGTTGTCTCCGCAGGCGTTGGCGCTCGCGAACGACCGGATGGACAAAGCCGTCGCGATCTGGAAACGCTGCTTGGCGACCGACACCTGGCCGGGCTACGACCGCCGGATCCATTACGTCGACATGCCCGGCTATCTCGAGTTCAGTTGGATGGAGCGGGACGCTCGCGAAGGGGTGGCGGCGTGAGCATCGAGTTCCGACCCGCGAAACGCGAAGCCGCACCTGTGCTCGTGGGCATCGCGGGACCGTCCGGCGGTGGCAAAACTTACTCCGCCCTCCGTGTCGCGCGTGGCCTCGCCAACGGTGAACCGTTCGCGATGATCGACACCGAGAACGGGCGCGCGCTCCACTACGCCGACTACTTCCCCGAAATGCAGCACGCCCACCTGCGCGCACCGTTTAGCCCTGCCGCGTACACGGAAGCGTTGCTAGCCGCTGACGCGGCCGGATACCCGGTGATCGTGATCGACTCGGTTTCGCACGAGTGGGAAGGCGACGGCGGCGTGTTGAAGATGCAGGAGGCCGAGTTCGAGCGGATGGGTAAGCGTGAGGGCGCGCGGATGGCGTCGTGGATCGCCCCGAAGTCCGCGCACAAGGACTTCGTGCGGGCGCTGCTCCAGGTGAAGGCGCACGTTCTGCTCCTCATGCGCGCCGAGGACAAGGTGGAAATGGTGAAGGTCGGCGACAAGACCGAGGTTCGCGCGAAGCAGTCGCTTACGAGCATCGACGGTTGGATCCCGATCTGTGAACGTCGGCTGCCGTTCGAGTTGACGATCTCGTTTCTTGTTCTTCCTGGTGCTCCTGGTGTTCCTCGCCCGGTGAAGTTGCAGGAGCAGCACAGGGCGTTTGTTCCGCTCGACTCGCCGTTGAGCGAGGACACGGGTAAGGCTCTGGCCGCTTGGGCGGCCGGTGGCGCGGCTACGTCCGTGCCTGTTGGGGCGGCTCCTCTGGTTCCAGATTCTCCCCCCGTCGAGTCGGGGGAGCCGCCCGTTACTTCAGCCCAGGCGAAGAAGCTGAACGTGCTCGTCGGGACGTTGCGCGAGGCCGGGCATATCACGACAGCCCAGCTTTACATCGCGGTTGGCCGCGAGTCGTATCCGTGGCTTGCCGACGATGAGGAACCGCATTGGTCGCCGTTGCGGGATTCGCTCTCGAAGGACGAAGCGTCCACGCTGATCGAGCGCCTGCAGAAGTTCCAGGACTCGAAGGTGGCTGCCTGATGGCTCCGCCTCCGACATTCGACTACGACGAGGCGCGCCGGTTGTACGCGACGGGCGAATGGACGCAGCGCCAACTCGCGGAACGGTTCGGCGTGTCGGCTACACGCATCTGGCAGATCATCGACCCGGAGCATCTACGGCGCGCTAACGCGGCGTCGCTCGAGTGGAACCGCGCGAACTACCACACGTCCTGTACGACATGCGGCGCGCGGATCCGGCGGCGGGGTAACGCGCCAACGACGGGGCTGTGCGTGTGGTGTATCGGTGCGAAGCGAAGCGCAGCCGTCCCACATGGTACGGAGACGAGCTACTGCCGTGGTTGCCGTTGCGACGAGTGTCGCGCTGCAGGTTCGGCGGCACGACAGGCGCGTCGGCTAGCTAACCCGGAACGTCAGCGCGCCTATGACCGCGAGTACAAACGGCGTCGGAGGGTGGCTGCGTGATGGCCGCTCTCGACAGCAACTTCCTCGACGATGTCGAGCTCGACCGCGAGATCGAAGCCTGCCGCAGAGATGTCGCACGGTTCACCGCCGCGTCACGTCGCCCCTGGAATGAGCAGCAGGGCACGAAGGTGCGCGCGCAGTTGAAGGTCGCGCGGATCCATCTCGCGCGGCTGGAACGGCTCAGGGACGCGGCGTGAACGGTCATCTTCGTCGCCGGCAGACGGCGCAGTGGGCGAGGTTCGTCCGGGCCGCCGAGCTCGCACGCGAACACGCCGAACATCTTGCCGAGCAGGAACCACAGGAGTCGGGCGAACGTGCGAAGGCACCGGCCGATACCTCGGCGATCAGAGATTCGTCGTCCTGCTCGGTCATCTCGATCGACAGCAGGCGGGCAACGTGAGCGAGACCGTCTTGCAGGAAGCGGAGCGGATCATCAACCATGACCGCCGCGACGATTACGGCGACGTTCGAGCGTCGTTCGAGACGATCGCCGCTCTGTGGTCACCTGTCATCGGCGCACGCGTCACCGCAGAGCAAGTTGCGCTCTGCATGATCCAGTTGAAGGTCGCGCGAGCGATGAATGGTTTCCAGCGCGACTCCCTCGTCGACATTGCGGGTTATGCGGGCTGTCTCGCGCAGTTACGGGGGCTGTCGTGATCTATCTGCTCGCCGCACTCGTCGTCACGGTCGGCCTCGCGATGGCCTGGGTCGCGCACGGCCGCCGCTACCCGCCCGACCGGCGGCCCGGCTACCTCCCGACACGCAGGCCGCGCCGATGATCGACCTCGTCATCGCGGTCGGCATCCTCGGCTGGTTCGTCGGCGCCTGCTTCTTCATCTGGGACGACATCACACGGCTTTGCGACCGGATGGTCGCTGAAGATGTCGGCGCCGACAGTTCGCGTGGCCTTCTTGGGGCCGGCCACAGCGACGTGCCTGGCGCCGACTTGCCTGGTCCTCGGTCTGGCAGTCGAGCCTCTTGCGTGGGGCGAACGGGTCGAATCGAGGGCCAGGTCACCTTCCCCCGCGAATGGGTTGTTGGTCGGTCTCGCCCGTACGACCGCGAAACGGATACGGCATGACCGGGACGGAAACGCTGTTACATCACGGCCCGAAGGAGTCCTTGTGACAGCGATAGACGCTCGCGCGGTCAAGCACGGCCTCTACGGTCGCCATCCCGGCAGCGGCGGGCAGATGCCAGGGCCGTGGACGTGCATCGAGGAGTGGCGCGGCATCGACTTCCTCGCGTTCAGCGCGTGGTCGTCGGTCGAGAAGTACGCGCGGGTCGGCTACGAGGTCAAGGTCAGCCGCAGCGATATGCGCTCCGAGCTTCTCAATCCTGGCAAGCGCCAGGCGAACGTCGAATGGTGCAACAGCTTCTACTTCGCCCTCCCAAAAGGACTACTGACCGCCGAGGAGCTTGCTTTCGAGGAGCCCGAGTGGGCACCGGAGGACTGGCGCGGCGAGCGGTGCCCCGGCCTCTCAGGAGTGCAGTGCGCGCCCCACCGCTGGCGACAGAAGAAGCATGTCGTCCGGGTGCCCGTCCCGACCACAGAGCGGTACGGGGGTCAGTGGGATCACATCGCCTGCCCGACCTGTAACGGCCGAGGCGCCACAACAAAGTCGCGGGTCGAGCGCGATGCGCCGACTCTCTGGATTCCCGCCGACGTGGGCCTGGTCGAGGTCGATGGGCGAGGGACGCGGATCGTGAAGAAGTCGCCGCGCCGCACAGACGTTCCCGCGCTCTCGGTGGCCGAACTCGGCCAGTTCGTGCGCTGGATCTCGATGCGACCCGATCCACGGCACGAAGCGCGGCGCTCGCAACGGCAGTTTGTGACGGAGCTTGTGGCATGACCAACCGTGATGTAACCGAGCACGGCGCGACGCTGTTCGATGCCCGCCGCGATGCTCGCCTCCGTAAGCGTTCTCGCGACGCGATCAGATATGAACTGATCGGTGCGGGCAAGGACGGAATCGTGGCTCCGGGGCGTGGGGATGACGAATCGTGGGACGAGCTTTGCCACCACAGGGACGTGCTAGACCTACTCCGTGAGCGGGACGATGCGCGCTCCGCACTGCGCTACATCGCCCAGCGATATGGGCGGCTTGATGGGGTCGGATGGGATCGGGTGCTCCCGTGAGCGGGCATCTCACCGAGCACGGCGCGACGCTGTTACATCACGGCTATCGGAGATCAAAATGACGACCGTTACTGCGTCTCCCCGCACCCTGGAGCGGTTCCCGCAGACCTTCAAGGACGTCAAAGAGGCCGAGACTGGCTTCGCGTTTCTAGATGAGTTCGAGGACGGCATCCGCTTCGCAATCCTGCGCGGCCCCTCCGCGCTCTGTGCGTACCTCGGCATCTCCGTCGCCCATCCGCTCGCCGGGTGGGACTACGACAATCTCCCGATTACTGCTCACGGTGGACTGACATATGCCGGGGAAAGCGTCCACGGTGACGGCTCGACCTACTGGTACGGGTGGGATTACGCGCACAGCGGCGACCGCTCGACATACGACTACGGAGAACCGCTCTCGGCATACCGCGAGGCTGAGACGCTGTGGACGCCTGCGATGGTTTACGACGACTCGTGGGAAGCGCGCTGGGACTTCAAGAAGCTGGTTCAGTTAGCCGAACGGATCGCCCGTCGCGGCTGGCAAACGGAGGCGAAAGTCGATGCCTGACCGTGATGTAACCGAGCGGTGCGACCCGACCGTGTCTGACGGGGCGATCACCGAGCCCGTATTGGTGCCTGTTTCGCCGCCGATGCTCGCTCAGTTGACGGCGGGATGGAGCAAACCCGTCCAGATAAAGCTCGACACCGATAGCGGCGACCTTGTCGCGCGAGTTCCGAACGTGACTGGTTGGCTCGATGACATCGAGAACGCCCTGCGCGGCATTTGGACAACCTCGGACGAAGAAGATGATGCGTTCGATCAAGCCGCCGAATCGCTCGACGCCCTCCGCGTGTACCTGGAGGTAGGCCATGACTGACGGGAAGCTAACCGAGCCGACAGGCCGCGCGCCTGAGAAGGTCCGGCTCATGCAGATCAGCTACGCGATGGGCCTCTACCTCGGCGAGCTCGGCCGGCAGGGGCGCACACCTCGCACACTCGACCGCTACGAGCGCTACCTCGGAAAGCTCGACGACATGTACCCCCACATCGACGTCGAGGACATCACCTCGGCGATGGTGAGGCGCTACCTCGACACGTTCCGGTTCAACGCGAAGAAGCCGGGCCGGACAGCGAACGCGGCGTCGACGCAGGCGCAGATCGCGTCGATCGTCCGGTCGTTCTTCCAGTGGCTCCACGAAGAGGAGTACATCCGACGGAACCCCGCCGAACGGATCAAACGGCCGAAGATCGCACCCGCGCACGAGAACGACAACGTCATCACCGTCTCCACCGACGACGTCCGTGTGCTGCTGCTGACCGCTGCCGCGTCGACGCGGTGGACCGACAGGATCGCGGTCCCGCTCGCGGTCTACACCGGCGCCCGCCGACACGCGCTCGCGACGATCCGCCGCCACGACTACGACCCGTTCGCAGGGACGCTCCGCTTCCAGGAGAAGGGCGGCAAGACGATCGAGAAGCCCGTCGCCGCCAAGCTCGCCGCAATTTTGGACACCGCGATCTTCGCAGGCGTCTACGCCTCCGACGACGACTACCTCGTCCCCTCCGAAGCCGACCAGCGCCGGCCCGGCGACCGCGACGACCGGATCATCTGGAAAGCCGTCAAACGCGTCGCCGCCCAGGCCGGCGTCACCTCCCACGTTCATGCGCTCCGGGCTGCGTTCGCCTGCTACTACCTCGAAACCAAAGGCGACGACCAGCTCTTCTCGCTGAAGGATCTGATGGGGCACCAGCGCGTCGAGACGACGATGATCTACCTGCGCCGCCTCGACAGGAAGCGGAGCATGGAGACCGTCCGCGACCTCGACTGGGACCCGCCGGAATCGTTCGAAGCCTCGGCTGTAACGGAGAAGGAGGGATTCGAACCCTCGATTCCAGTGAACCCGCTCGGGGAGCCGCAATGCACCCCTTCGGGCGACCTGGCCGTTGACCTTCTCCGCGAGGCCGCAGCTCGCAATCCGGGGGCCGTGACCCCCGAGGCCGCGTCAACTACCGAGAGGGCAGACAAATCAAATGCCTAGCGATCGTCCTAACCACGCTCTACCTATCCGTCGCAGCTCTGGCCGCGGTTCTGGCCCCTGGGGTGAAGAACACGGCGCCTGGAAAGGCGATGCCGCGTCCGAACACACGAAGCGCCAACGCGCTCGAAGGCTCTACCCGACGACAGGACCATGCCAACGTTGCGGTGCAACTAGTAAGACCGAACGCCACCACGTCGACGCAAACCCTGGAAACAATACGCCGGAGAACATCCTCATCGTCTGCCGGCGCTGCCATCAAGCGATCGACGGACGGCTGGAAGCTGCAACCGCCAGGCTCGTCGCGTCCGCTCGCACTCGTCCGCGTAAGCGCACGAGTTGCTGCAACTGCGAGCGCGAATACAAGCCGCTCAGGCAAGGCCGCTGCTCACCTTGCTACCTCTTCTGGCGCAAGCGCGGACGCGACATCCTGCCCGATGAGACACGCAATCGTTCCACGCGTGCCGAAGTGTTGGCGGGCTCCTAGATGGTGGCTACCGCAGGCCGTGTGCGTTCACGAACACGAAGGCAGTTGGGTGTCGAACACGGGGAACGGCTACTACGGCGGGATGCAGTTCCTCCTGTCGACGTGGCAGCGTGTCGGCGGGCCGTCGTATCCGCATCTTGTATCGCCGCGCGAGCAGCTGTACCGGGCGTGGCTCGTGTACCGGCAGGACGGCGGCTCCTGGCGCGAATGGGGGACCGCCGGCATGTGCGGACTCCGGTGACGCGTGGCTGACCCGCGCTACCTCCTACGTCCCGGCGATCCCGACTACGGACACATCTGCGACTGCGGTTCACCGAAGCAT